GCGACTGGGCGTTCAGCGGGCTGAAGTCGTCGCCTTTGAATGCGAGGGACGGTGTCGGTTGTCCCGGCTTCGGTTGCGGCACTTGATCCTGCGGCAGCAAGGCCTTCGTCGGATCGATGTGGCACAACTCCCAGTACTTCTCCCACAGATACCGGCGATTCGTGTTCGGATCGTTCGCCGCATACGTGATCGCGTCCATCAACTGCTTGCGCTGGACCGGCGTGTCGTTTCGCAACTGCGAGTCAGGGACCATGATAAACGCGAGGCGCGTCGGGATCGCTTTTCGCCATTGGTCCCACAGCATCGCGTTGTTCTGACCGACAATCGCGGCGGCATCTTCGACGGACAGGTATCGCTGAATCAGCGTCGAGAACTTCGTCACGCCGCGCATGTAGCAGGCCGCGACGGCGTTCGTTTCCTTGCCCGCGCGCACGTTGCGGTTCGCCTGCGTGATGCCCGCTTCGGTCGCCGTCTGGTCGCCGGCCGCTTGCACGCCTTGCGCGTTCGCATCGATGCCCATCGTCTGCGAGTGATCGTTGTCGAGCTTGGTGTCGAGCGCCCAGTCATCCGGCGGGATGGGTTGAATCTCGAGCGCACGGAGCGGGCCGCGCGCGGACGCGAACGCACGGGCGGGCAACCCGATTGCGCCACCCTGCATCGCGTTGAACGCTGTCTTCAATTCGTCGGCCGTGATCTCGTCGGTGTTGAAGAGCAATTTGAGCAGATTGATCCGACGCTGCTCCTGCGCGATCTCGCGGAACGCGTCGAGTTCCATCGTCTGCGGCAGTCCGACCGCGACGTCGCTCATCACATACGGCGAGTCACTGAGCAGGCGCGTGAACACCGGCACGAGCGGAAAGCCCACGAGAGAATCCGGCGTCAGTCGGCCTTGGGCATCGAAGCTCTGATCGGGACAGGGCTTTTTTTCGACCGCATCCGGCAGGCCGTCGATGAGCACGAGCCAGGTCAGGTGTTGCGGATGGATTTCCGTCTCATCGTAGAGCGAGGTCTTGAACCAGAGTTCCGTGCCGGTCACGATGTCGTCCGACGTCGCCGAGGTGACCGACGAGCCCACCCCGTGGTCGAAGTACAGCTTCTTTCTGGGCGGGCCTGGCTTCCAGTCCTTCGGAATCCGCGCGCCCCACTTCCGCCGTGTTTCGGCGAGGGACATCTGGAAGCGCCGGCCGAGGAAGGCCGCGTCTTTGTCGAAGTCCATGCTGCGGCAGTCGTCTGGAATCACGATGGTCTTGTTGCTGCACGCGCGCCAGTAGCATTCGCTGAAGACCGGCACGTCCGTTACGACGACTTTCTCTTTGCCGGGGACCATCGTCGGCACACCGGTCACCGGATCGATCTGCTGAATCGGGGCTCCCGGTTCGGTGGTCGTGGTCGGCTTGGTGTACGTCTCATAGCCAACTTTCGTCCAGCCGCACCCGAAGAGTTCCAGATTGAACGTCGCCATTGCCATCAGGCTCACGACGTCCACGCCGTCGAGCCCCAGCTTCTCGTTCATGATCGACGCGTGAACAGACGGCAGACCTTTGAACAGCGGCTGTTGTTGTTCCAGCGACTCCAATAGCGGCGAGGCCTTCACGGTGACGTCGGGCTGGCGGAAGAAGAGGTCGCCGGTCTTGCGCTCGACCACGGCAAACGCGCGATTCGTGCGGACGCGCAGCCGCCACTGCGCGGGATTCTCCGTGACCTGGGGCGCGTACTCTTTCAGGCAGGTATCCCACCACGACCAGTAGCGTTCACCTGCGGACTGCGCCCGCTCGATGCGGCTCTTCCACTTGTTGAGTTCCTCCTCGTCCAGAAGGGGCTTCACCTTCTCGTCGGTGGCGTCGCCTTCGGCCGGTGCCGCGCCCGCGCCTCCTGTGAAGAGCCCTTTGATGGAATCGAGGATGTTAGCCATAGATTCGACGCATGTGGAAGCCGGGAGCCTGACCAGACTGCTTGTCGATGTCGTTCATCTGCTGCCGCAGCCACCCGTAGGTGCCAGGGGCATACGTGGCGGTCATCAGCGGGGCGCTCGGCGCGGGCCGCGACGACAACAGCGCGCGGATCGCGTTGGCCGCATACGCGTGTTCGCCCTCGAGCACCTCGCGGTCGGTCTTGCTCTGCGTGAGCGTCGGCAAGGTGCGGATCACCGTCGTGCAACGCGGCGAGACGACCATCCACGGGGCTCCGTCTGGCGCGGCCCGCGCATAATCGTGCATTCGGGAGAACCCGTGCCGCACGTCGCCGTGCGCCGGCAGCAGCGGAAACCCGTGGCGCGCGAAGCCATCCGCAATCGGCTCGACTTCGACGCCGTCTTCGGGATCGACGTCGGCGAACAAGCTCGGATCGGCGTAATTGCCGCTCGAGCGTGGCAGACCCAGCGAGGTCGCGCGGTTCTTCAGATCCACGCAGATGTCCTCCACGGCGAGACGCTGGAACTTGCAGTCGGCCTGCAGGTAGACCCGATAATTCGGCAAGATGCGTGCCCAGACGACGCACCCTGGCGCATTATAGCCCCACGACAGGCCGGCAATGACCGTCGTTTCCTCTGTGATCTGGTGGTCGAGGTCGTTGACGTGCCACGGTTGCTGCCGGTCAGCCACGGGCGGGCTCCCACCAGTTGAAAAACTGATTCTCGACCACGCCCCACTCGCCTTCGGCGAGAGCCGCATATTCTTCGCGGTTCAACCCACCCATGGTCGAGTCTTTGTGCGTCGCCGAGAGGTACGGATTGTCGCGCGCGTCTCCCCGAATGTCGCCGTACCACTTCGGATTGTAGTTCGGGTACTCCTTCGGGTCAGGATTCCGGTTGATGTAGGTGTCGGTCAGGAAGATCTCGGCGCGGCCCAGCGGATTCGTGAGCAGCATCGAGGAACCTTCCTCGCGACCGTCCGCGTACATCGCTTCGCGCCCCGGTTCCGAGCCACGGTCGCGCGAGACGATGAGCCGGAGGGCTTTCGGGATGAAGTTCACCGCTTCATCAACCACCACTCGGTCGAACTCGCCGCCGCGCCAGAGTCGGAAGTCGCCTTCGTCCTGGCAGAATCTGAAATGACACGTCGAGGAGTTTTCAAACTCGACGCGACGCGCCTTCGGATCGGGCTTGAACTCGCAGTCGCCGAGCAGCGTCGTGTCCCGCTCCATGAACTGCAGGTGGTTGAGGTACAACTCCGGCAACGTCTCGCGCACGATGACGACTTGCACGCCTTTGAACTCGCGGCAGAACCCGTAGAGCGACCAGCGCGCGAAGTAGCTCTTGCTGATGCCGGCCTCGCCGTGAATCAGGAGCCGCTTCACGATGCGCTGGCGCTCTTCGCACTCGACTTGAAACGGCAGCGCGATGTAGAGATACGGGCTCGTGTTGTCGGTCGGCGTTTCGGACTTCAGCACGGACTTCGCGAATTGGCGTTGCTGGCAGGGTTCGCGTTCGCAGATCCAGTGGTGGAAATATCGCTGGAACCGCCCGCCGCACCAGCGGCACTGGGCCTTCGCGTGATAGACGGGCTCGGTCATTCTGACGCTAGCGCGTTTATTTCAACGAGACGCGCATGGTAACGCGGATTGACGAAATACATCTGGCTCATCGCGCACGCTTTGTCGAAAACGAGCGGGATGCCTTTGTAGGTGAGCGGGCCAGTGAACGCTGCGACAGGAGCGGGCGCAACGGCAGCGACTTTCGGCAGCAGCGGCGCGAGAGCCGCAGCCGCGACGAGGCCGAGCGTTTGCTTGAAGAACTGGCGACGGCTGTTCATAGCCTTCCGTCGTAGATGAACTCGCTCAACTCGCGCTGCATGTCGGCCTTCATCCGCTCCAGCTTCGCCTGCATCATCGCGAAGTAGGCGTCACCCCAGGCCGAGTGCGGCGACTGAATCGGACCCGTGAACACCACCGAGCCGGAATATTCTTTCCAGCCGTAGACCACGGGGCCGAGGTTCAGCGTCGTCAGGCGCGGGCCCGCGACCGCTGCCGCCAAGACGCCGAGCGTGCCGCTGAAAAAATTGCGCCGGGAGATCACACCTTCTCGCCTTTTTCCTTGTCGCGTTTGCCGTGCTCCAATTTCTCTTCCAGTCGCATCTTCTCGTCGTCACCCTTGCCGGCGTCGCCGAAGATGATCGTGATCGCGTTCTGCCGGCCAGCGTGGCGCGCGTTCGACATGGCCGCAGCGACGGCCTGCTTGTGCGGATGGCCCGCTTGCTCCATCTCGCGGATGTTGTCAGAGATGACTTCGTTCGACTTGCCAGGATGGAGGGGC